TATCGGACGCGGGCGCCGGTTCAGCGTTGCCGAAGCGTCCGAAGGCTCCGGCGTTCCGGAACGAGCGATTGAAGCTGCAATGTGCTTCATCGACGATGAGAATTACCGCCCTCTAGCTTTAGAGAATGTCGCCTCGCTTGCCAAGTTCTTGGGTGCGCCGTTCGTCTCACACTACCTCGAACTGTCCGGCCTTGGCGCGTTCGAGCTGATGGACGGGCAGCCGCCGCTTCCGAAGGTGCTTGCGAGCGCGCCGTCCGAACAACTCACCAAAGACGACCACATCCGCAAAGCGCGCGAACATCTCAATCTGGCGGAGGGGATGGAGTGACGCCCCTTGCGATAGACCTTTGCTGCGGCTTGGGCGGTTGGACCGAAGGCCTTCTCGCTGAAGGCTGGCGAGTCCGAGGCTATGACATCGAAGCGCACGAATATGGCGACGAACGCTACCCCGCCGAACTTGTCATTCGCAACGTGCTTGAGATGCACGGGTCAGAGATTGCCGACGCCGAGCTGATCGTCGCCTCGCCGCCTTGCACGGAATACTCCTATATGGCGATGCCCTGGAGCCGCGCGAAGCAGATTGCGCGGGCGCTACGGGGCGAGGACGAATTTCCGGAGCCATATCGCGGCTCGCGCACCATTGCCGAACTGAACGCGATCTTCGACGCCTGCTTTCGGTTGCAGCGCGAGGCGAGCGAGGCTGCTGGCCGGCACATTCCGATGGTGGTCGAGAACGTGAAAGGCGCACAGCCTTGGGTTGGGCGCGCGGCGTGGTCGTTCGGCAGCTTCTACCTGTGGGGCGATGTGCCGGCGCTAATGCCGCCAGTCCGCAGCATCAAGAACAGCGGCGGCTCGTGGTTTGCGGTTGCCCACAATACGACCAGCGGCACGCGGCAGAATCCCGACGGACGGCCGATCCCCAATAACCCAGCCAGGGGAGCGGCGATTGGCGAAGGTCGCAAGCAACCCGGCCTCTCTGGCACTCGGGACAACGGCAAAGGCGATCGCTGGTTTCAGGACGGCGCCGCAAAGCACGGCAGCAAGTCAACGGCCCGCAAAGCCGCCTCCGCCAAGATCGCGAAAATCCCGCTCGCGCTGAGTTCGCACATCGCGCGGGTGTATCTTCCGATGGATGCCGCAGCATGACCGCGCCTCAACCAACCGAGCGCCAGGTCCAGCGTGCCATTTTACAGATGATCGGCGTCTGCTTCCGCGAGACGATCTACCACCATTCACCCAACGGCGCTCACTTGGCTGGCAACAACACCTCCAGGTTCAAGCAAATGGGAGCATTGCTTGGCGACGGGATGAAGAAGGGGTGGCCGGACCTGATTGTGCTGTGGAACGGCGGCCTCGCGTTTCTCGAGATCAAGCGCCCCAAGAATTTCAGGATCAGCGACGATCAAAAGGCGATGCACGACAAGCTCACAGAGCTTGGCTGGCCGGTCGCAACGGTCACATCGCCAGAGGCTGCATACACATTTCTTCGCTCATGTAATGCGCCCTGCTCAGCCGAGATGGTGGCGAGATGAGCACCGGCTACGCCTACGATTGGGACCAGGAGCGTCTCAACCGTATCCGCTCGGCGCAAATCCAGTCCGATCGCGCAACAGCTCGCCTCCAGGGAATGAAGCTGCGCTCCCAACTAGATCCTCCACGCGCTGCTGAAGGGAAGTTTCCCTATCCCGCGCGAACCTGTGCCGAATGGAGGCCCATAGAAACATGGCTTGAACGGAGGGGTCGATGAACGCGCCCAAGCTCCTCACCAAAGCCGAGCAGAAGCTCGAATATCTCAAAGAGCTTCACCGGCCCCTCACCGACCAGGAGAGCGACGACCTGCGCCGAGCAATGCACGCCGTTTATGAACATGAGCGTCGGCTTGGGTTGCTCCAGATGCACCGCGAGGAAGAACTGCTGCTGCTCGCCAAGATTAGGGCAGAGGCGGCTCAGCCAGATTACTACGCGAGCGAGCGGAGATGAGGCATCCGCTCGACATACACTGCCCGCTTTGCGAGGCGGAGGCTGGACAGCTATGCGTTGGCAAGAGCGGCCGTGAGCGCAAGGCATTTCATCGCGCCAGAGGAACACGTCGCGCCGCGCCGCACCCAGTCTATTACCGGAAGGTCGAGAACACCGAAAGCCCGTTAGAGGCGGCGCTTGTCCGCACAGTCCGGGAATGGATTGAGTTCAACGGCTTTCTCTCTGATGTAACAACACAAGCGCCAATCGGACCGTATCGCGCTGACATCCTCATTGAAGAGGATGGTCGAAAGCTTGTGGTGGAATGCGACGGCGCCGAGTTCCACGCCGTTACGAAAGAGCAAGTCGAGCGCGATAAGCGCCGCGACCGTTACTGTGTTGCGCGCGGCATCTACGTCATGCGCTTTACAGGTGCGGAGATCACAAAAGACCCGCGTGGATGCGCTGCTGAGATCGGTTGCTGGATCAAGCAGGCATGAGCGGTTACGTCCGTATTCACCGCTCGCTAATCGGGCACCCCGCATTCCGCAATGACGCTGAGGCAATGGCGTTCGCATGGCTTGTCGCCAAGGCCGCATGGAAGCAGACGCGCGTTCGCTACAAGGGTCACGACATCGTTCTGGAGCGCGGCCAACTCACCATATCCATACGCGACTTCGCCGAGAGGCTGGACCGCCCGAAAGGCTGGGCTGAGCGCCTGTTCGCCAGGCTTCGCGAGCACGGCATGATCGACCAAAAAAACAGGACGCAGGTCGGGACACAGGTCGGGACACACGGCGGGACAGTTGGTGGGACAGCGGCCAGCGTCATAACCATCTGTAATTACGGCGAATATCAGGCAGAGGCGCTGTTCGATGAGACAGTGCGCAAGACGCCAGCAAAGACGCAGGTGAGACAGGCGCAAGACACAGAACAAGAAAGGGAAGAAGAGAAGAATATAAGTTCGGAACCTAAAGGTTCCTCACCGCGCGCTTGGGCTTTGCCAGTCGGGGTGGCCCTTCAGGTTTGGCAGGACTTCAAGCGAAACCGGGAGCGCAAGCGTCTCCCGAACACCGAGACCGCCTGGAAAACCTTCAACGACGACCTGAAGCGCATCTCGTCGCAGACCGGGATTCCGCCGCCGAAGCTGATCGAGATGTGCGCCGCAAAAGGCTGGGCTTCAATCAACGATCCGAGAGAAGGCAAACATGGACGAACTAACTTTCTGGGAAGAAATCAACCCGCCGATGGCCTTAGCTCAACGGCACGAGCGGCCCTCGAAGTGTTCGGACGCTAGGACCGTGTTCCGTAACGAGCTGACTGCTTGCCTTACGCTGGTTGCCCCCGTCGGCATGGACGAAGAAGCCCGGCGGGATTGGTTCGCGGTGGCATGGGATGTCCTGAAAGACATACCGCCGGATATTCTCAGGATCGGCGCTGCCAAAGCACGTCTCTATTGCGACCACCCCTCGAAGATCGTGCCAGCGATTCACGCTGAAACAGCCGAGATGATGAGTTGGAAGCGAAGCGCCCGGATCGCCGCCGCTCCTGACAACGCGCCCAGGCTAGAACCGCCGGAATACTGTTCACCCGAAGAGGCCAGCGAAATTCTGAAGCAATTCGGGCTGAAACCAAATCCGGCGGCTCCAGAAAGCGAGCCAAATCGATCAGCAACCTAGCAACCTAAAGGGGGGAGTTCATGGGAGGGTGGGGAAGATGGACGGGAAAGCTCTGAGGCACTCGACCAGAGTGCTCGGTTATCGCCAGTTCCAGGTAAAGGGATATGTCGAGACGGCAATAGCTGACGAAGGCCGCGTCCCGACTTACGACATGATCAAGACTGCGCTTGGAATTGCGACCAGGGGCGAGATCAGCCGGATCATTCAAGCCTTGGAAAAGCGCGGAGTCCTAAGCCGGGTTGACTCGGTTTATGGAGTGCGCGGCAGACCGCAGATTAAACCGCCGCTTTCGCGTGATGCCGAGGTGGCGGGGGGAAGCCAGCGGCTCACCTACTCGCGGCGGTTTGTCACTTGCCGTGCTTCACCTACGATCCGCACGGCACAGGAACAGGGTGAGGGCAAATGACCCGCCCGGTTCAACGGCGAAACGAGTGCGCATTGGATCTGTTCCTGTTAATGCTAACCATTGGCGGCCCTTCGTTGCGGTAAAGCATGGTTCGTGCGCCGCTTCCGTCATGTCATCCTGATCCTGATCGGGCGAGCGCCATACGCTTACTCAACTGAGCGAATGGAGTTTGAAATGGCCCTCGACAAATTCACTGCCGCTGCTGCTGAGCTCAACTCCGCAGCCGATGCCCTGATCGCCAAGGCGGCTTCAGACGCCACCAATGCCACCCAGGCGCAGAGCGATCTTGCTGCTGCCGATGATACGGCAACGGCAGCGATCCAGCCGATCACCGACAAGATCAATACCGCGCTCAATCCGCCATTGGCTGCCTAACCACTCATGTCGGGGGGAAGGCCGACCAAGTTCAAGCGCGAGTTCGCTGAGCAGGCATCCAAGCTTGCTGAGCTAGGGGCGACTGACCAAGAGCTGGCCGACTTTTTTGAGGTTGAGGTTCGCACTCTTTATCGCTGGAAGCATGATCACGATGAGTTTTGTCAGGCCCTAAAGACCGGCAAGGAGATTGCGGACGAGCGCGTTGAACGCAGCCTGTACCAGCGGGCTATTGGCTACGAACAGGATGAAGTTAAAATCTTCATGCCAGCCAATGCAGCTGCACCAGTCCACGCGCCATTCAGAGCTAAGATTGCCCCAGATGTTACAGCAGCCATCTTTTGGCTAAAGAACCGTCGCTCGCAAGATTGGCGCGACAAACAGGACATTGAGCACTCTGGTGGCGTCACCGTTCAGATTGTGCGGCTCACAGACTGATGGGTATTCCGCATCGTCATGGAGCGTTCAACACGCCAACCTATCGCAGTTGGGCGTCGATGGTTCAGCGCTGCACCAATCCCAATCGTCCTCAATACTCGTATTATGGCGGTCGCGGGATTAGCATAGCCGAACGTTGGCGCGACTATGTGAACTTTGTGTCGGACATGGGCGAGCGCCCCGAAGGCACAACTCTCGACCGTTGCGATACGAACGGTGATTATTCTCCGAGCAATTGTCGCTGGGCGACGAAGCAAGAACAGGCTCGGAATCGGCGCAAGCGCAGTTGTTACAGGTTATCAAGGTGACGACCGTTCAACTTCCTAGCAATGGGTGGCGTCCTCGTGACTATCAGATGCCAGCATGGCGATATCTTGAGAATGGTGGACGGCACGCAGAGCTAATTTGGCACCGGAGAAGTGGGAAAGATGAGGTAACGCTGCACTGGACGTGCATTGCGGCTCATCAACGCACGGCGACATATTGGCACTGCCTGCCTCAAGCTTCGCAGGCCCGCAAAGCAATTTGGGAAGCGATCAATCCCCATACCGGCAAGCGGCGCATAGACGAGGCGTTTCCAGCGGTTCTCAGGGCGACCACCCGCGAAAACGAGATGATGATCAAGTTCAAGTGCGGCAGCACCTGGCAGGTCGTCGGCTCGGACAATTACGATACGCTTGTAGGCTCTCCTCCCGCTGGCGTGGTGTTTTCAGAATGGGCGCTCGCGCAGCCTTCAGCCCGAGCATATCTTCGTCCGATCCTGCTCGAGAATGGTGGCTGGCAACTCTACATCACCACCCCGCGCGGCAAGAACCACGCTTATTCGACCTACACCGCAGCACTGAAAACGGTTGGCTCGTTCGGGCAGCTCCTGACTGCCAACGATACCAAGACGCTAACCCGCGAGCAGCTGGAAGCCGAGCGCGAAGCCTACATCAACGACTACGGCGAAGAGTTCGGCGATGCCCTCTTTCGCCAGGAATATCTCTGCGACTTCGATGCCCCGATCCTGGGCGCCTTCTTCGGCCGCGAGATGCGCCAAGCCTTGGACGAAGGACGCATCTGCGATGTCGAATATGATCCGGCTGTCCCCGTCGAGACCGCGTGGGACTTGGGCCGCACGGATGATACCTCGATCTGGTTCTTCCAGCGCGTCAGGGGCGAAAAGAGGTTCATCGATCATTATGCGGCTGCTGGCCGCGATGTGCCTCATTTTGCTGAATTGCTTGCGGATAAACCCTATCGCTACGGCGATCACTGGCTCCCGCACGACGCCAAGGCCAAGACGCTGGCCAGCAACAAGAGCGTCATCGAGCAGCTGTTCGCGTGCGGGATCAAGGGCAAGATCGTTCCCAATCTGTCTGTCCAGGACGGCATTCAGGCCGCTCGAATGGTCTTCCCGGCGTGCTGGTTCGATGTGACCCGCTGCGCCGACGGAATTGAGCATCTGCGGCAATATCAGCGCGAGTGGGACGAAGCGCGACGTTCGTTCAGGGATACGCCGCGCCATGACCATGCGAGCCATGACGCGGATGCGTTCAGATACGCCGCCGTAGCCATGAGGGACGGGGACGCACGACCCTCTGCGAAACCCCGTCCCCGCTTCCTCAACGACATGACGCTGGATGAACTGTGGGCGAACACTCCCAAGGGAAGGGGCAGGCTGTGACCCACACGCTGACCTCTCTCAAAGGCCTGATCACCGCCTATGATCGTGAAACGACCAAGTGGCGTGAACGGGCTCAACGCATTGTCAAGCGCTACAAGGACCAGCGCGGCGAGGCCGAATTATCCGTTCGCCGCTACAATGTGCTGTGGTCGAACGTCGAGACCCTGAAGCCGTTTCTCTATTCCGCAACTCCCAAGCCGATTGTCGGGCAGCGGGGCGATCAGGATGATGAAACGGCAAGGACCGCCGCCCAAGTTCTCGAACGCGCGCTCATCTACACCATGGCCGAAGATCATTTCGGCACATCGCTCAGAAATGCCCGCGACGATTACCTGTTGGCCGGCAGAGGTCAGGTTTGGGCGCGCTATGTCCCCGAGTTCAAGCCTGCCGAGCAGCAGATCAGTGAGAACAACAGCGATGATCAGGCAACGCTTGGCGACACGCAGGAAGTCGTCGCGTTCGAGAGCGTAGTCATCGACTATGTTCACTGGAAGGACTTCGGTCACGAGCTCGCCCGCACATGGGAGGAGGTCGATGTCGTCTGGCGCAAGGTCGCGCTCAATCGTCAGGCGCTGATCAAACGGTTCGGGCAGGAATTGGGAAGCAAGATTCCGCTCGACTCACGCCCGGAGGACAAGGCCAAGACCGCCGAAGATACGTCGGACAAGGCGATCATCTACGAGCTATGGATCAAGTCCGAAAAGCGGGCGGTGTGGCTCAGCAAATCATATAACGAACTGCTGGACGACAAGGACGATCCCCTCAAGCTAGATCATTTCTTCCCGTGTCCTCGCCCGGTTTATGCGACGACGACGACTGACAGTCTCATCCCGGTTCCCGATTACATAGAATATCAGGACCAGGCGGCGGAACTGGACGACCTCACGGGCCGCATTGCGCTGCTCACCAAGGCGATCAAGGCCGTCGGTGTTTACGATGCGTCGGTCGATGCGCTGAAGGCCATTCTCGACGACGGCCACGATAATACGCTGATCCCGGTCCAGAACTGGGCCGGGTTGTCCGAAAAGGGCGGCCTCAAAGGCGCAATCGAATTGCTCCCGATGCAGGAGATCGCCGAGACTCTGCTGTCGCTTTACGAAGCAAGGGAGAAGGTCAAGGCGGACCTCTACGAAGTCTCGGGGATGAGTGACATCATCCGGGGAAATACGGCACCGGAAGAGACCGCCACCGCCCAGAAGATCAAGTCCAACTTCGCCACCAAACGACTGGAAGAGCGACAGAACGAGGTCGAACGGTTCGCGCGCAACGCAGTCGATCTCATCGGCAACATCATCGCCGTTCACTTTGACCCAAAAACCCTGATCGCCATGACAGGGGTCAAGCTGCTGCCCAACGACCAAGCCAAGCAAATGGCTGCCGGGGCAATGCAGCAGGGACAGGTTCCACCGGCAGCGCAGTATCAGCTTCAAGAGGCGCTGAAGAAGCCGAGCTGGGAAGAGATCATGGCGCTGCTGAGAGATCAGCCAAGGCGCCGGTTCTCGATCGACATTGAGACGGACAGCATGGTCGCCGCCGACGATGCCCAAGAGCAGCAGCAGCGAACCGCCTTTATCCAGGGGATCACCACGTTCCTCGAAACCGCTGGGCAGATCGCAGCCGCCGATCCGACTTCTGTTCCATTGCTTGGTGAATTGCTGAAGTTCGGGGCGAGCTCGTTCCGCGTCGGGCGTGACCTCATGGACTGCCTTGAAGATTACATCGACCAGAAAACCAAGCAGTCCGAACAGCCACAGCCGCCGAAACCCGACCCGGCTATGGCGAAGGTTCAGGCCGATGCGCAGCTGGGCCAGCAGAAACTGGCGCTGCAAGCCCAGTCCGATCAAGCCGAGCAACAGGCTGAAAGCCAACGTCATGCCGCCGAGATGCAGCAGACGGCTCAGCTGGAGGCGCTGAAGGCTCATTTCGCCGAGCAATCGCGCCAGCAGCAAGCGGCTTTGGATGCTCATCTCCAACAGCAGCAGACTGCGCTTCAGGCGATAACCGACCATTTCAAGGCCATGCTGCAAGCCAGAACCCAGATCGAAGTCGCGGAGATTAGCGCCGGAGCGACTGTCGATGCAGCGCAGATTAGCGGCGCTCAACAAGCAACCGGAGAATGATCATGCACCAGAGCACCATCTTCGTCATCGCCGAATATATTGTCGGACTTGCAGCGGCTTACGCACTCGTTCGCTATGTCGTCATTCCGGCAATCCGCAAGCCGAGCAGTTCTGGCGGCACAAGCCAGCCTAAGCTTCCGGGCGACGGAAAGTCGAACCAGCCCTGATGCCGCTTTATGATGCCTGTTGCGCGACGTGCGGCAAGGTCGAGGAGGTCTATCGCAAGATGGATTCTCGCCACGATCTTGGGCCGTGCGCGTGCGGCGGGGATCGTTACATCGCGTTCAGGCCGCCCCAGGCGATGCGCGACATCGAAGGCTATGTGTCGCCACTCGACGGCAAGTGGATCGGATCAAGATCGCAACATCGAGAACACATGCGCAAGCACGGCGTGATCGAGCTGGGCAACGAGAAACCCAAGCCGATTGAGCGGTCGATCCCGCGCGAAAGCATCAAGGCAGAAATCAAGACACAGGTCGAAAGGATGAAGTCACATGGCACTTGGCGAGAACGGTGAGGAGCGCTCGCTAGGGGATGATCTCCGTGCGGCGATGAAGGAAATCGAGGAGCGTGAGGCGTCAGAGGCGACGGCTGCGCCAGAGAAAGAGGAAGCGCCTGCTCCTGAGGCTGAAGCCAAGGAAGAGGTGACCGAGCCTAAAGCCGACCGTGGCGACGGGCGCGATGCGCAAGGTCGGTTCCTGCCTAAGCCGAAGGAGGGCGAAGAGACCAAGGCCGAGACGCAACCGTCAGCCGAGGCAAACCAGACGGAGGAGTCACAATCGGAACCCCAGAAAACACCCGCTTCTCAGGAGGATCAACCCCCTCAATCGTGGCGTGCTGACGAGGCTCAGGCATGGAAGGACGTTCCTGCTGCTGCGAAGGCTGCGATTATACGCCGCGAGGCCGATGTTGCCAAGATCGCGGGCCAGAATGACAACGAGCGCATGTTCGGGCGCGAGATGGCCGATATTTTTCGTCCGTTCGTTCCTGAAATCCAGGCCGCAGGTGCCAATCCCCAGACGGCGCTCAAGGTGCTGCTCGACAATCACAATGCGCTTCGCTCCAACGATCCCAACGTCAAGCTAGGCAAGGCGCGGCTGCTGCTCGCCCAGTATGGCATCGACCCTGCGCAGCTGGCTCAACCCGATCCCAATTCGCCCCCACCGCATGTCATCCAGCTTCAGAACGAAATCGAGCAGCTGAAGGCTAGGTTAGCGAATCCACAGGGACAGCAGTTCGCACCCTTGCCGCCGTCGGCCGAAGAAAGTAATATCGCCGCAGAAATAGAGGCGTTTCGAGCCAATCCGGCCCACCCTCATTTCGATGCAGTCCGTCCTGTCATGGGAAGGCTGCTCGAAACGGAAGCGGCCCCAGATTTGGAGAGCGCCTATCAAATGGCGGTGGCAGCAGACCCCGTCCTACGCTCCACGGCCACAGCGCCGCAGCGAACCCAGGAAGAAAAGACCGCCGCCGCTCGTAAGGCAGCCTCATCGGTCACGGGTTCGCCAGGTAATCCCGGAAACCCAACACCCCTGACGATGCGAGACGAGCTTGCCGAAGGACTGCGGAGCGCCGGATTCTCGGTGTGACGCGCTGCTTTAGGGATTAGGTACAATGGCACTGCTCAACCCCAGCGCGACCATGACCGAACTGGTCACGACCACGCTGCGCAATCGTTCCGGCGAACTGGCCGATAACGTCACCAAGAACAACGCGCTCCTGAAGAAGCTGCGCGGCAAGGGACGCGTCAAGCCCGTCTCCGGCGGTCGAACCATCGTGCAGGAAATCGCGTTCGCCGAAAACGGCACGTTCAAGCGCTATTCCGGCTACGAGACGGTCAACATCGCTCCGTCAGAGACCTTCACCGCAGCCGAGTTCAATTATGCTCAGGCAGCGGTCGCGGTTTCGATCAGCGGGCTCGAAATGCTGATGAACTCGGGCGGTGAAGCGATCCTCGACCTTCTCGAAGAGCGCATCAACAATGCGGTCGCGACCTTGACCAACAACATCGCGCTCGATTGCTATTCTGACGGCACCGCAGACGGCGGACGGCAGATCGGCGGCCTTCAGCTGTTGATCGCGCAGAACCCGACCACGGGCACCGTCGGTGGCATCGACCGTTCGACCACTGTCGGGACGTTCTTCCGCAACAAGAAGTTCGCGGGCGTTGCTGACGGGGGCGCGGCGGTTTCGGCGGCCAACATTCAGGGCTACATGAACAAGCTGTTCTTGAGCCAGGTTCGCGGCTCGGATCAGCCCGATCTCATCGTCGCCGACAACAACTTCTATAACTTCTACTGGCAGTCGCTTCAGGCGATCCAGCGGTTCGGTTCGGACAACGAGGCCGCGTCGATCGGCTTCAACAGCCTGAAATACAAGGGCGCCGATGTGGTTTACGACGGCGGCATCGGCGGCGGCGCGCCCTCCAACATCATGTATTTCCTCAACACCAATTACCTGTTCTTCCGTCCGCACCGGGACCGCAACTTCGTTCCCATCGGCGATGATCGGCAATCGGTGAACCAGGACGCCATGGTGAAGCTCATCGGTTTCGCCGGCAACATGACCATGAACAACGCGTCCCTCCAGGGCGTGCTGATCGCATAGGAAAGGCGACAACCGATGGCTTACATCTGCAATTCATCCAATCTCGGTTTCGTTGACCTTTACCTCAACGACACGCTGGGGCCTGGCGCGCTATTGATGACCGGCACGAGCCGGGGCCGGTTCGAGTATCCCGGAGTCGTTGTCACCGGGGTCGATCCGGTCCTTGGCGGGGCTGAGTTCATGTTCGTCCAGTTCGGCGGCACGGTCGCTGCTGGCGGGGTGGTCGAGCTCTCCATCACCAGCGTCAATTCCGGCGCTCGGATGGACGTTTCCGCGATTGCGTGGGCTGGCGCGGCCAACACGGGCAAGCCGCTTGGTGTCGCTCTTGCAGCGGCAACCGTGGGAACTTGGGGCTGGGTCCAAGTCAGCGGCATTGCCGT